GCTTAGAATAGATTTTGTGCAACAATTGTTTGATTCACTGAAATTAGATATAATTTAATTCATAAGGCAATTCTAATCTATTATCAGGTAATAATTCTGATGTCAAAACTTCATGTTCTTCATCTGATTCATAATCTACTCTAAAGAGTTCATCAACCATATAACCCAACTCCTGACTTTTAGGATCCATTCTTCTTACTATCTGTAAACTGTTTAAGAAAATTGAGACAATTAAATACAGTTTTCTATATTTCCTTCTCATTGGTCCGGGCATTTTATCAATTCTCATTCTTGCTAAATCTAATCTATCAGTCAAGCTACCTTTTGTAATATTTAATTCACCATTGATAAAAGGATCCCACATCCCAGGAAAGAGAGTTTCGAATTCAGCCCTGAACTCCAAATCACTCAGCAATTCTAGAGGTTGCTTAAATTTGTACAAATTATATTCAGTCTCGATCTCGGTCACTATTTTTGATTTTTGACTCATCATTCCTTCAATATAATTTCCTGTATCTGCAATCTCACCTAAAATATCTTTCATTTTATCAATGAAATCTTCCATTTTAAAAGCAGCTTTAGCTTCTAGTTTATCTTTAACTGCAAAATCAGCATCATCAACTCTCTCTGCCTTTTCTTTCTCTTTGATATAATCGTCTACCATATTTTTCAATTCCTTCCTATCTTCATCAAATTTTTTCTTGGTTTCAAAATTTTCCTCTATAAATTCGAGCTTCTTTTCTGTCTCTTTATAAAACTCCAATGCAGTCTGTGTAGTCATTTTCTGAAAGTAATTATCAATATTGTCTAACTGTGCCACTAGATTTGGCCTGGATATTGCTTCCAATTTCTCATATTCTTTATCGGCAATTTCTATCTTTGTATTGCTAATGCTACCGGGATTTCCAATTTTAAAAGACTCTTCCCATTTTAGCATATCATACCCGTCAATAGTGAAATTAACCTTCCTAACACCAACATAAAATATAAAATTATTGATGTCAGAAAAATGTTCATAAGGATTTGTAGACAAATTGCTTTTTTTGAAAATTGCTTTTTCACCTGTTACTGTCCAACAATTTTTATCAAACATAGAACAACTAATTATGACATTCCAAGATGTTCCTCTGACCTTTGTGATCTCATGTTTGTCTAGATAAAAAGAATGATGATAGCTGAGTGATTCTAAAGTGTGAGGTTCTTCTTCAAATTCAACATCATCTATAATATCACTTTCCCAAGTTGGCATTGAATCCAATTCATCTTGCCAGTATTCATTTAATGGTTTAAATTCTTTAGAAATAATTCCGCAAACGGGATTCTTAGATTTTTTTAACATTACTTTCTCAATCTTAGTAAACTTCTTCTTCTTTCCCTCAATCATTTTCTTACGATATCTCTTAATATTTAACTCAATAATTTCGGGGAAATCCATCAACTTCATCCTGATAGCAATAGGTCGGATTTGACTGAAATAGACTGATAATACTCCTCCTTCAAAAAATAATGTTTTTATATTTTTTACTCTAAGACGATTAATTTCTTTGCTGGTTTCGATAAAACAACAATCCAGTAAATCAATCATCCAATTGATAAAAACTTGCCCATCTACCTGAAATTCTACTGTTCTTAAAAGAGGATCATTTTCAGTACAAAGACCAAGCCAATTGAGCAATCCTTGTTCTACTAATTCATTGATGATATTCAACATTAAATTTACATTTTGATTATAATGGCAGTATACCTGAGTTATAGTAATAGAGTCTAATAATGCTCTTGTGCAGATTATTTTGAATATTAATTTAGGATTGTATGTCGTGCTTCTAGCAGTCTCAAATTGACTTTTATAACTCATCAATATCGGAGAGTAAAGATTACCTGCTTCTATTGACTCAGCAATGCTATCTATTAAAGGTACTATTAGTCTGTATCCCATTCCTCGTAATCTTTTGCAACATTTATAAATTCTTTTACTGCGCATAACAATAGCAAGGCTTGCATTTCTATTGTCTGAAGATAGGAAAGGATAACACGATATTAGATAACGCTCTCTTTCATCATCCTTCAAAGTTAATGTTTTTTGAATTATATTTCTATAATCTGTTTCACTTAACCTTCCGTGACCTAATTTAATTAATAAATTGTAAACTTTGTTAGGTATATTGGGAATATCCTTCTGTTTTAAAAGAGCAGCCAATTCTTCTTCAGTTTTAAATCCAAATTCAGGATGAGTTTTCTTCCATTGTATGATTGATAGCAATAAAGGGTCATCAGCTGTTTTTTGGCCTTGATATATATTCAAACTGTCCTCATAATTGTAACAAATATGATATAACAAGGATCTTCCTATATTATCAATTAAAGCATCAAATTCTTTAACAACTGTTCCCATGTTTTTGAATGACATATCTTTTATAAAATTTTGAATTTCATTGTCCTCTTGCAAATTCCTTATATTGTCAAAATTTAAGTATTCTTGGAAATTGACTGTTGCAGGTTCATCTGTTGGTAAAAAGAATGAGATCTTATAATCAGTATTTGTGTTTTTTTCTCTGTAATAATGGTATCTGCCTTGTTTAACTCTTTTCATTTCCTTGTATGCAAAACCAGGCAGTAAATTGTGCCCTTGGACTGAATTCGGGAAAATACTATCAAATCTTTTACCTCTTCCAATTCCAAACAGTGCATCTTTACTATTGTAACCCAAATAAATGGTTGAAGGATCAGAAAAATCAGATGAGATTAATTCAGCATGTAACCCTGATTGTCTAAAGAAGATATTCAAATACCAAGATACAGCTAATGAAAACATGCCAACATGATCAGTTTCAAATTCTATTCTTTCAATTATTCCATTCGATACAGAAGTATTGACAATTAAATCAGGAAGATTTAAAATACAATTGCCTGAGCCATACCATTGTCCTGCAATTTTTATTTGTTCATGACTCCAATAAGACCAGAAGTCAAGCTCTGCCAGGGTTTTATCTTCAGTTTTAAGACTGCTATTCAATAAAGGCAACCAATCTTCTGATATATTTGAGAGCAACTCATTCATCCTATCTTGAGGTTTTTTAATAAATATATCTTTATCCATCAGTTTGTAATCAATCAATAATTGGTTTGTCCAAAAAGCATCAATGTAGTCTTTTACTTCTTTAGGAACTTTCCCTTGAATTACTTTTCTATTCCAATCTAAGACTTGAGCAGCTTTATTCTTAATATTTAGCTTCAGATGTTTGTATGAGTTTGTTTCCAACATATACAAAACGTCTGTAAAATTCTCAATTCTTCTTTTGTCCCCTTTAACTGGAGCAATCAATCTATATTCTCTTGAATCTTCTTTGAGAACTCTTCTGGATACAGTGGACAATTGATCTGCTGACATTTTCTCCCAGTCAACTCCAATCATTGTTAAATGATTACTGATTTTCTCTATCTCTCTGTAGGGATTGCTTCTCTTTCCTAACAATTTAAAACCTTCAGGTTCTTTGACATAGATTGTATAATCTGTTGAATTAACAGTCATATTCCCTAGCAAACTTTCACCTTGTCTAAATACTACTGGCTTTTCTTTCAAATTACTCTGAATAGTATTAATAATTTCAGAACCTTCTAATGCTTTATAAAATTGATATAAATCTCTGCAAACAATTTCAATAAATTTTGTATAGAAATCATTAGGAGTTGTATCTATTTCTGGTAGATCATCAATCTCATGCAACAAAACAGATAACTTATTAACGTCATATCTTTCACCTTCCTTAGTTAAAATTTGTCTGTACTTACCTGATCCAAAAATTCTTGAAAACCTTCTTGCAATAGGTTCATCAACCAAGGAAGAATAAAAGCTCCTATCTTTTAATTTATTTACATACCATAACATATTTAAACTGGAATTACCTAGTTTGCTATTATTGATTGTCCAAGGTACTTTCTCATTCAATTTTTCTAGTATTGATTCATAAGTATTCCAATTTCTCATAGTTTTCCCTTTGATCATGGCTCCCATATCCCAATTCAATCCGATTTCAGCCTGTTCTAAATCAAACAATTTCAGATTCGTGCATGTATTAATTGCTTTCCATGTAATATCTGGATCAAATATCATACTTCTAGCTAGATCTGCCATGCCTCCTGCATATAATAATTCTAAAGGATGGCTATCTATTACACCTAATAGATTAAAAGGGAGTTTTTTATTATAATTCAAATTGTATATGTTTTGAATAAATCTTTCTGTTAGCTTCAAAATAAGGAAACATTCATCAAAAGAACCTCCTTGTGATAACATTTCTACACATTGGGTAATTGAGAAACTTATATCAGCTGAATAACCTTTATCACTAGGCTTGAAAGGTATAGTGGATGAGAATTTAGGCAAAACAGGGAGAAATCTATCAAATAGATATAAAATAGATAAGAATTCTAAATAAACATCTTCATTGATTTGACTCTTTTTGATAGATAACATATGATTTGCACCTTTCAATAACCAATCATATAGTAAAAAAGTCAACCTGGAACTACTCTCACTTTCATGATAACTACTTACTACACTGTCATCAGAATGGCATTTTGCATCCAATATAACTAATCCTAAATTATTTGACAAACATTGATTTCTAATTACTTCTGATGCAACAATTTGATTTGCTGCATGTAATAGTGTTGAGAGATAATTAAATATACCCATAACAAATGAAAATTTAACCGTCATTTCAAAACCATCTGCAACCTTATCCATTTTGTTTAAAAAATGTTCATAGTCCTTAAATTTAACATTGTTTCTCATTTTTGACAAAACATGTTCTCTTGTTATAAAGCGCTTTTTAAACATTTTTTCTGAGAAATCCCTGAATTCATCTAAAAAATCAGGTGGAAGTATCGGGGATAATCCTTCAATAAAGTGTACAAATTTTTGGAATACACTATGTGGTGCCCATCTCCTGCAATCTAAAACCCATCGATAGATTTTCTTGTTCCAACCTTGAGGACCCTTTTCATAAAAATCACTATGGATGATACCATGCCTCTTATTACTCGGAATAGAGATAAATTCATTTGGAATTTTTTTGCACAAAAATTTAAACATTTTCTCCAGTGGATTTTGCTGTAATTTAGTATTGAGATCCATGCAAAAAATTTCTCTACCTCCACCTCTTTGAATTTTATGGACAATATGAAAAATCAAGTCTTCATAAGGATCGATAACATCATTTTTGTTGATTCTATCACTTTTCACTAATTCTGCTGAGGTCAATAAATCACTATTTAGATAAGAATCTATTCTCTCTGTTAGATCAATATCATCTAATAATTCATCAATTTTGCTGAAAACAATTTCATAACCCTTTTTGTTAAAAAAGTTTTTGCTGTTCCATCCTCTTAATCCATTTGAATTAGCAATATGATCAATGTCTTGATTTTTTAAATTATTCCAATAATTCTCAACTTCCATTAAACTAGTCATATTCTCCATGTACCCAGCTAAATGATGTCCTAGATACTGACAAAATACTGGATCATACTTATAGTCATCATCATAAACTTTTTCATCAAAATCTAAAACATTGAATCTTAATGATTGATCATTCATTCCGTTGACATCATTGTGAGCTGAATTAAATTCTTTGACATCCTCTAAGATTTCCCACAAGTTTGAGGATTGCTCTATACTACTATTAACAGGAGCTTTGGTCATCATGTAAGTCATGTAAATAAATGTTGTTAAGTGGTCTGCATTAACAATAGGCTGATCTAACCAAAGATCCTTCAGTTCATATTGATTAAGTAATGCATCAATTTTGCCAGCTTTCAACTTTCGAATGTATGCAATTTTACTACCAAAATTAAAATATTCCCTTTTAATTCTCTCTTTTAGCCATCCATCCAGATAAGTATAGTTGAATGAAGCAAAGCCTTCTATAATTCCTGTTAGATTAGCATGAATTCCTAAGGGATTCACAATCAAATAACGGCTATTGTGCATAAATTGTTCTGTTTTTCTTCTATTATGTAAGGCCAAAATAAATGGTAAGTAATTCAATTTTGGAATATCATTGACAAAATCTGTGTATATTCTTGTATAAGTAGAGTAAAGATTGAGGAAAGTTCTTGAATTAATTGATAGATTGTCGAACAATACATCCTGTCTTAATTGAGACCAAGGAGTAACAATTATAATTCCATCTTTTGTTCTAATTTTTTCGAAAGTAGGATTCTCATCATATCCTGAATACAACAAATCTCTATGATCAATATAGAACATCACTTTGAACAGTTTAGAAGTTTGATTCTTGTAAATTTTAGATCCACCTCTAATCAATACAACAATATTATCAAAACCTAAATTGTCAATTTTCACAAAATCTTTATTGTAAGTTTTAACACTCTCATTGAATAATGTCGATGATAGTCTTGTCACAAATTCACAAATTTGCTCTAATAAAGTTCCTGAAAAAAATCTTTGATAGAATTCTAACCATCTTTTTGTATGATTATCTTTTAAATCATTTAGGAATTTAGGCCCTGGCAATCTACCAGTATTGAATAAGCTTCGAGGTGTAAATTCATGTAATTTCATTGATAATCTGTCAATTAAATCATGAATATAATTCTGAAATCCTTCATATTGAAAATCACTCATATTTCCAATACCCTTGTATGACGAACCTGTTTTATTAAAATGTTCCATTTCGCTTCTAAAGGCTGGATATGATCGGCTCTTTTTTGAACAGCTTACTCTGACCACATTTTTTTGAATCACTCCTTTACTCAAGGATAAAAGACGCTTATATCTTGTCTGTATTTCAGATGATTTATCTTTGATCATTCTGACTCTGATTTTCTCATTGGAAGTCATCTGAGAGTAAGTCTTAATTATATTCATTTCTTTCAGCTTATAATAATACTCTTTGTTAGCATTAGATAGCTCATCCCGAACTAACATGAGATCATGGGATAGATCTTCTTTATTATACATACTTTTGGCAAATTGACCTTGGCTTGCTTTTCTAAAAATTTCTTTAGTATAATTACCAGATCCCTTTTGAACATACTCAAACATCATATTTACATTCAATTTTTCCAAATCACATTCATTGAGTGGGGCAGTACACAATGGATACATGAAAGTTTGTTTGGGCTGAGTTAACGTTAATTTGGCATTCTGCAACTCAAGTTTGGCTGAGAATAGTTCAATACATTTAACAAACTCAGAGTTGTCAATGTCACAATTTGCCAATAATTTTCTACTATTTGAATTTAAAATAGTGTCAACCCTCATATTGCATAATTTTTCAAAATAATCAGATTCAAATATAACTCTATTCTTTTCTCCTCGCTTCATTATCATATCATCAACTAATTTAAAATCAATCATATCTCTTTCCAAAGGTTCGCTGCGTTCTGTATTCACCCAATAATCCTGACTCAAAGTATTAAAAACCTTTTTACTTCTATTAGATTCTCTTTCCCTCAGAGAGACTCCAGGTACAGTAAAAGGGATCGTGCCTCTGATTCTTGAAAAAGAGACCTTCTTTCCCATTTCTTCAATATTAACCACACTGATTAAGTATACCACACCATCTTTTTGAAGATGCTCACAAAATTTTTCAATTACAATACCTCTTTCTTGAAATCTCAAACCAAACACAGAATTTGTGACTTCATAATAAATATGCAATTTTTTAATTCTTCCCTTATTTTGAACTGCTAAATTAAAAAGATCTACAGTAGCTTTGTTAGCTTTAGACAAGAATTCACCAGATACCATCACTGTTTTTCTTACTGATGGTCTATCATGCAATTCAAACCCTTCCAATTCTTTTTGAGTTGTTATTCTTTCTAAATTTGCATTAGATTGATTTATATTGATTATATCACGACTATAATTTGCAATATCAAAGAAACTGTAAAAAAGATTTTCATTAATAGACCCTCCTAGCTTTTCAATTATATCAGCTATCTCTTTAATATTATAATTTTCCAATACAGCAGGAATTATCACTACCTCACATTTTTTTGAAGTTTTGTCTTCAATTTGCCTTGCTTCTGAGCTATACTTTATTCCAAAGGCTCCACCGCCCTTAACCAAATCAATTGTATTGTATTTATTACCAACTGTAAACTCAATAAGGAAAATTTCATTTTCAGTTTCTACCAAAAGATCTGGTGTTTTTTTACAGTCAGGCAACCATTGAGTCAATGATGCATCAGTATCGAGAGCAAAATTATGATGATTTAAAGAAAATCTACAAATACCTGCAAATATATTATGTCTAAATTTTGAGTACAATTTAAACAAAAGATGATGAGGCACTAAATCTTCAATATTTAATTCTAATAAAAGGTTAATCAAACCATAATGTACAGATCCAAACATTTCCAACAAATGAGGGGCATTTCGAGGTATTATAACTTTGCTGTCAGATAGATAATTATACATAGATAGACAATCAGTTATAGATGGTAGAATAGTTCCTGATAATTTTTCATCTGGAGGAAGTAAATCCTCTTCATCTTCACTGCCAGATATACTCTCTACATCATCCCAGTTAATTTCTATTTTCTTTGGCGGCATTTCAGAAAGAGATTCTGTAACATTAAAAAACCCTATTTTGTCATCCATAAATAATAAATAAATTGTTTTATCAGGATTGTCATTAAGTCCTTTGCAG